GTGCCGCTGGCTTTGATCCATTTGATTGCCCCGGTGGTGGCGTTCGTGTCACGCCACGTGGACCCGACCGGGGCGGTGACAACCCCTTCCGGGCTGCCGGTGCCGGACATGACACGCGGACCCGATGTGCCTAGTTCGATCCCGGCCGACGCGCCGACGGAACCGACTGTGACCTTGCCGGTCGCGCGGTTGATCTCCACCGCGTAATAGGACGGGCTTGACCCGTCGTCCATCTGCTGGGCAATCCGGAAATTGCTCCCGGCGTTAGACCCCGACTCTGTGGTGTTGTCGGCACGGATATACCAACGGGCATTATTGCCGGAGTGAAACGCTAGGTTCCGGTTCGTCCCAGCGTTGCCAGTGATCCGAACCGCCGGGGCAGTGCCGCCCGTGGCGACCACGTTCAGGACGGCCGTCGCCTTCGACACCGTCACATCACCCGTGAACGTCGCCCCCGACAACGCCGCCCGCGACGTATCAGACGGATGCACATGATCCTGCCGCGACGGCACCACAGCGGTACCCGCCGACGCAGTCCCATTCATCACCGGCGACGCCGACGACAACAACGACCCCGACAAACCAGTGCCGCCAACAGTGCCACCGAACGACACCGACCCCGACAACGACGCCTTACCCGACTCCAAAGCCGCACACCGCGCCCCCACCGTGGCACTACCACCCTGCGGGGACAGCCCCAGGACAGTTTGGATCGCCTCAATCGCGTCAGACTGCGAGTTATGCAACCCCGAATGGGACGTGGACTGCATCGAATCGCCCGCAGCGACCCGCTGCAACGCATCCAACCCAGACGGGTACGACGACGGCATCTCAGGAACTAGCCGCGCTTCTCAGGCTTCGCGGCAGCGCGCTTCGTCGGCTTCGTATCCACCGCAGCAGACTCCGGAGCCGACTCCACCGCCACCGCATACCCAGCGGCCACAAGATCCGCCGCCTCATTCGCCGGCACATCCAACTCACCGCCACGCGGCGGCCAGTCCACACCGTCACGGGTGCCCGACACTCGGGTGATCATCTTGACTCGCGCCATGACCGACGCCCCTTCCCTCGAACCCAACAGGAAACCTCTGACAACCGATCAGGAAGGCGGGCGGGCCGCGTAGAACCGCCCGCCAACCTGAGCCACTCAGAGGGGACTAACTAGCGCCCCCAGCGAACACCTTGACGGCTCCGGTCTGGTCCGCCAAGATCCCGTCGCCGCGCACGATGCAACGGAACGTCACCTGATCGGTGCCGAAGGCGAAGTCCGCCGACTGCTCGAACCGCACGCCACCGACGATGCGGGTCACGTACGCGCCGAGGTCACCGAACACGACCGACTTGGCCGACAGCGCCACCGCGGCGATGTTGGGGTCGGTGTAGACGGGCTTGCCGAGCAGCATGTCCGGGGCACCGGCAACCAGCCCCGGCTGCCACAGGTACTGGTTGGTGGTGTCCTTCAACTTGCGGACAGCCGCGAGCGTGGCGTCCTTCATGATCCATCCGCACTTCGGGGAGTTGCGGTAAGGCGCAATCACCGAGAAGTACAGGTCGATCAGGTTGTCAGCGGTGAACGCACCCGACACCGCGGTGCCGCCGGTGACGCCGGTCGTGGCGCCGGTGACGATGCCCGCGGGCTGCGAGGAACCGGTGCCGGTCGCCAGGTGAGCGCCGAGGGCGTTGCCGACCGCGCGACCGGCCTGCATGGCGAGGTAACCCTCAAGGTCCACGCCGGTATCAGTGATCAGTTCGTTCGGCGCCTGGATAGCCACGGCGTACTTGTACGCCGACAGGGCGCGAGTGGTGAACGCCGGATCGGACTCGGTGATGGTCGCGTTTTCAGCGATCAGCGCAGCCGAGGAATGCGAGGTCGTGACCGGAAGGGTCATCGGCTCACCCGAGTCGGTGTTCAGCACCGTCGAGATACCGGCGATGGTCGCGGTCTCGATGAGGTGCGCCCACAGCATGCCACCGAACGTGGTCGGGACGGTCGCGCCACCGGAGGAGGCAGTGCCCTTGGTCAGGTCACGCAGTTCAGCCACGGTCGGCTTGAACGTCAGCGCGCGAGTCTCACCGCGCAGGAACGCCCGCAGATCGTCGGCGGGAGCTGCCGCAGCGGCGGGGGCGTCCACGGGGCGGGACTCGATGCCGCGCATCGCTTCCGCGAGGTCCGCGCCGCGCTTCTCCGCGTCGAGCAGGCTGGACAGCCGCTCATCGAGAGCGTTCACATCGGCGTTGGCGCGCTCGAAAGCGGCTTCTTCCTCTGCGGACAGGTCGCGGCCCTCTTCGGCGGCGCGTTCGAGGATGTGCTTGGCGTTCTCCCAAGCGTTGAGACGGCTGTCGTTGAGACGCCGCATGAAGTCGTCAACCATGACGGGTTACTCCTTGTGGAATGAGTTGGGTGGTGAACGGTGACGAAGACGGGGGCGCCTCTTCGTCCCTCCCGACCGCCGACAGGAAGCGCCGGGGGCACCGACACCGACCTGTCCCGCGTCACCGGGAGCACAATCAGGGGATGGACCTACCGGCGGTAGTAGTCCAGGGGGCGGCGCGCACTGTAGGCACGCAGACGGGCGGCAGCAGTCGGGGCCGGCAGCGGCTGCGGAGCCGGGGGGGTGACGATGGCGGCCAGGTCGTTGTCCGCCGCTGCGCGTCGCACCACATCCAGATCCACGCCGCGGGACTCGGCCAGGGACCGTAGCCCGGCCTCGGTGTCCAGGTAGGCGGGAGTGTTGACCGGGGCCACGTCTACCAACTGGATCTGACGCAGCGTGCGCAGCGGGAATCCCTCTTCGGTGGTGGACCACGAATCGCCGTCCGGGGGCACGTAGAACGCGAACGACGACTGGGATACGTCCCCGCGTTCCATCAGCACCGCCACATCCCGCCCGGCGGTGGTGTCGGGCAGATCGACCTCGTACACCAAGCCGATGTCGTCCACCGACAGGCGCAGGGTGCCCGACGACGTACGCCCCAACAGGTAGTCGTCTTCGTGGTTGTAGCGGGCCAGCACGTCGGACCCGTCGCCCAGGTTCACCGCACCGGGGGCGACGCGTTCCACGAATCCGCCGAGGTTCTGCGACAGGCGATCCCACTTCAGGGCGTAGCCGCGCATCGTGCCCGGTGTCCGGTCACCGCTGGCGCGGTACTCGAATCCGGCCGTGGTGTAGCGGCGTTCCAGAGTCTTGGTCATCACGCGCCCTTCTCATCGTCGGCCCGCGAACGGGCGGCATCGGGTTTCGGCGGTTGCAGGGTCGGCTTATAGGCGGCCAGCCATGCGCTTTTCTCGGCATCCGTGAGCGGCGCCTTGTCTTCCAACAGTCGCCCCTCGTCCAACGTCTCCAGCCCGGTGCGTAGCGCGATCTCATGCGCCTGGTAGCGGGTCAGGAGGTCGGTGCGGATCATCGCGTCGGCGTTGAACTTGGCGTAGGTGCCGCGGGGCATCTGCGCACTGAGCGCTTGCTCTACTCGCACCAGCCACGGCCGCAGCGAATGGGTCAGGAAGTCGATGGACTGCTGCTCGACGGTCGCATACGTCAGTGACGATCCGGTCTCCCCGCCGATCTTCTCCGGTGGGATGCGGTAGATCGCCGCTACCTGAGTCGCAGTCGCCTTGATCGCGTCCAAGAACTGCGCGTCTTGGGCGCTGACGCCGACCTGGGACAGCTCCCAGTCCGACCCGTGGACGAACACATCCCCATTGCCGGCGGTGGCCTTGAATCGCTCCCGCACGACCTTCGACTGTGCCGTGTCCAACGTGCGGGCCGTGTTCTTCAGCGACTGCGACGGGCGGGTGCCGTTGCGATACCAGTCCCGCGCCGCCTTCTGCGCGTCCAGGCCGAGGTCGATAGTCTGGGCAAACGATTGGATCGGTGACAGCCCTGTGGCCTTGCCGGGTCGGGCGAACGCCACCAAGTGCAGCAGTTGCGCCGCCGGGATCTCGCGGCCCTTGACGTAGTAGCAGGGCAGGGCGGTGGACTCATCCACGGTCACATCGACCGGGTTGAGCCATTCGACCGACATCGGCCACCCTTCCCGGTTGCGGGCGGTGACCAGCCCGTAGGCGTTGCCGCGCAGCAGCAGCGACACCATTGCCCGGTGCAGCCAGTCGTACACAGTGCCCACCGCTGCCGGTTCGCTCAGCAGCGGGTAACCGGGCAGGCGTTCGCGGGTGCCGTCGCCGCGTTGCCGGTAGGCATGAACCGGCAGCGACGCCACCGAATCAGCCAACAGTGCGACCGCGGAGTAGACCGGCGTCAGGCGCAGCGCCTTGTCCCCGATGGACAGCGACACCGTATCGTCGCCGGATAGGAAGTTGTCGAACGCCTGCGGGGAGATCGCCCGGCTCTCGCTGCGGAAGAACAGGCTCACGACCGGGCCGCCCACCATGACACAGCCAGCAGCACGACCGCGGCCACCATCAGCCCGACCCCGACGCCGAGCCCGGCGCCGATCAGCGCGGCGACCGTGACACCGGCCCCAGCGGCCAACAGCAACGCGGCGAGGGATTCCAGGATCGTGGTCACCACGTCAGCCATCGCCACCTCACAAGATCGAATCGAGAACGTCGTACTCCGGCTGCTGGGCAGCCGCCCACACTGCCAACGACGCCGCCACCACCGGCGATATGTCCTTCGTCGCGTCCCGCCTGGTCCACGTCCACGCCCCGTCCCCGGTCGGCTTCGCGCGGGCCACTTCCACCGCAGCAGTCAGCATCGGATGCGGACGCACCGCCACCGCACCCGACGACAAGGCCGCCACTAGACCCCCGGCCGCCACCGACAGATCCCGACCCGACGCCGACCGCACCCGAATCCCGGCAGCGACCAGCGCCGCCACCACCGGCCCCGCAGGGCCAGCCGGATCAGCCACCCACTGGCACGGCCACGCCGCATCCATCTGCAACGCCCGATCCACCAGCCAGTCCGTACCGGGGCGGTGTTCCACCAGCTCAAGGTGCCGCCGACCATCGGAACGCACGCCCGCCACCGCGATGGCCGCCGAGCGACCTCCTGGCGACACGTCCACCGCGAACGTCACCTCCGCCGACTCCGGCAACGTGGACGACTCGTCTTGAGCGTCGTCCCACACCGCCGGAGGAACCGCGGACGCCGACTCGCCCGCCGGCACGATGCCCAGCCGCTCGCGACCGAACTCCGTTGCCGGCAACGCGTGGAACTCGTCGCGGATGTACTGCTCCGTGATCCCGAATCCCAGCGACGGATTCGCTTGCGCCCACGCCGCACGATCAGACGGGTCGGAGTCCGGGGCAGCCGACCACTCCAGGAACGCCAGGCGCCCCCGCTTGTCGGCCGGCAACTGGCCGCGGGTACGCAACTGCCGCCAGTACTCCGACTCCGGCAGCGGTGCCGTGCCGAAGTAGACCAGTTGTGGATTCTCGGCGGTGGTCAGCGTCGGAATGATCGCCGCCATCGCCTGACTGCCCAGAATCTGCGCCTCGTCCAGGTACAGCCGACCCGCCGAGAACCCGCGTCCAGAAGTGTTCGACCGTGCCAGGAACCGCAACCGCGATCCCGACTTCATCTCCACCGACTCCGCACCAGCGGCCCGGCGAATCCGCGCCACCCGCCGCCGCAGATGATCCGACCCCTCAATCAGGGCCACGATCCGGTTGATCGTCTCCGTCGTCGTGGTGAACAAGTGCGCCGAGTAGATCACCAGCGGTGTCTCGAACAGGAACAGGTCCGCCAGGACCAGCGCCTCGACGAGGGCTCCCTTGCCGTTCTGCCTCGCGACCACGCAGGCGGCTTCGAACGCCGCCCACTTGCCGTCGTCGCCTTCGGCCAGGACCACATCGACGACGTGTTGTTGCCACGGGTACAGGTGCAACCCGGCGGATGCGGCCAACTCCACCGCCTCACGACCAGCCGAGGAAGTGAACGGGGGCCGCGCCTCAATCCGTGGGGACTGGACGCCGATCAGGTCAGGAACTGCGACGGCGGTCACGGCGCTTCGCCCGCAGCTCATCCACCGGATCCACCGCGACCGCAGCGGAGTCCGCCCGGATCGCTCCCATGATGATCCGCAGCTCGCGGGACACGATCGGAGCGTCGCGCGTGGCCGCCTCGTCCAGTTGCCGGGCCAACTTCACCGCCGCGCGGCCTTCCACACCGGTAGTCGCCTTCAATCGCCGTAACTCCGCGCGAACCGCGGCCTCCACCGACGTCGATTCCGGCTTGTCGCTCTGGTCCGTCATCGGTCACCCCTCTCCTGGGCTCTCCCCTGGGCTGTATTCGCTGCGAACGTTTTTGTCGTG